CGTAGATAAGACTATTATTATATAGGATCCAGAGTAACAATCAAATATTCGCCTTTATGTAAAAAAAAAGATAGATTCTCAGAATTAATTGATTATTTTATCAATTGAAAAAAATAAAACTAAATGGTATAATATCATTTGAATGTGATACATTCCATTGTTTTGCAATTGTTTATTAAAAGGCTTGGTAAATTGTACGATACTTTACCGTGAAAAAGAGGATAATAACATGGAAAATAATAACGAAAAGCAAACAGATAAAGATCTGACATTAAAAAAACAAAAAACTGCGTCAAACGATTCGCAGAATAACAATCCGTCAAACATAAGCACCAAGAAATCCGAACAAAATGATAATAACGGCGAATACAAACGCAGACCTAAACGAAATAACAATAACAGACATAAACCAAAAAATAAACCTGTTGATAACGATAATCAAGAAGAAAAGCAGTCTGCTTCTGTAAACGAAAAACCTGAGCAGCAGAGAAGCGATAATTTATCATACGAATCAAAGAAACAGAATAATTCAGCCTCGCTTAGCCGCTTGTGGATAATAATTCCATGCTATAACGAGGAAAATGTTTTGCCGATAACTTCACAGCTTTTCCTTGATGAACTAAATGATCTGATAAAGAAAAGAAAAATATCAAAAAGCAGCAGAATACTTTTTGTCAATGACGGCAGTAAGGATTCTACTTGGGAAATTATAAAAGACCTTGCAAAATCCGATCCGCATTTTATTGGCATTTGCCAGAGTCGAAACAGAGGTCATCAGAACGCCGTACTTGCCGGACTTATGGAAGCCAAAGACAAAGCAGATATCACTATCTCTATCGACTGCGACGGTCAAGACGATATTGCCGCAATGGAAGCAATGGTTGACGAGTACCATAACGGAAATGAAGTTGTTTACGGTGTTCGCAGCAAAAGAGATACTGATACTTTTTTCAAGCGTTTCACCGCAGAGGGATTTTATAAGCTATTAAATCTCATGGGCGCCGAGGTAGTTTTCAACCATGCCGACTACCGCCTGATCTCATCTCGCGTACTCAAAGAATTTGCAGAATTCCACGAGGTAAACCTGTTTTTGAGAGGACTTGTTCCCCTTGTAGGATTTAAAAGCACGAGCGTTTATTATGAGCGTCACGAACGAATTGCAGGCGAGTCGCATTATCCGCTTAGCAAAATGCTTTCGCTTGCTTTTGACGGTATTACCAGTCTTAGTGTAAAGCCTATACAAATGATCACCGCTTTTGGCGGATTTGTTGCCGTTTTAAGCTTTATAGGTATTCTTTGGGCGGTAATTTCTGTTTTGGCAGGTCTGACTGTTCACGGCTGGGCAAGTATGACTTGCATAATTTGCTTCTTCAGCGGAATTCAGCTTATAAGTCTTGGTATTATCGGTAATTATATCGGTAAGATCTATATGGAGGTCAAGCACAGACCAAGATACATTATAAGCGAAAGAACATGGGAAAAAAACAAAAAAGATTTCTGAATATATAACACATAAAAAATTGATACCGAACAAATATCCCTCAGTCACAGTGCGCTCAGCGTTATTTGTGACTGAGGGATAATTTTTTTACTTATACCAATGCCGGACTTGAAAACAGATACAAATGATTATCTAATCGCTATCATGTAATACTGCACGCCCGATTTGTTAAGATCATAATAGATACCGTTTATTTCTGCCTGCTTTACAATAACCTCGGTGTTGGCGATAATTAAACCGCCCTGAAAACCATTTCCGGTTATACCCATAGCGCTGTAAACGTGGTTTTCCCCCGAAGTATACTCCACAGGCGGCTTCTCACCAGCAAAGTAGAATACAAGCGTCGGTTTGAACGGAAATGATATTCTTCTCTGTGCGTCGCCTGTACCCTGTGTGCATTTGATATAATACGTATCCCTGAGCTTATTTACGTCTGACTCTGTAAGGTGAAGCTGTGTGTTTTCACGGTGTTCCCCTACCGCAACATCTATAATAGAATTATCTCTTACAAAGTCAGCCCTCACGGGAAGATCGTTTTCAAGCCAGAAGTTAAGATGTAAATGTTCTGTTTTTAATGATGACGGCATATTTATTCCTCCTGTTCGCCGTTATATTCTTCAAATTCTTTCCATGTTTGCCCCATTTCGTCTATCTCCTCAAATGTTCTTTCGTATGAATCGAGTACACTCCAGTCAATTGTACGAAAATCGACTGTAAATTCAAGATGACACGGTAAGAATTCTTCGGCACGTTTTTTTATATTTTCTTTTTCTTCACTGTCAAAAGACATACCATTATATATATGTACATATAAAAAACAAATGTTATAATACTCAACTATTTCACACTCAACGCCAAGCGACGCAAAAAATTTTGTTATACCTTCAACAGTATTATCGTTTGCGCCGAGTGAAAGCATATTCAGTATCATACTTCGTCTTTGTTCAATAGATAAGTTTTCTTTTTTCTCTCCGAAAAGCTTTTCGTAAAATATAAGCCCGTCGCCTTGCGCACTAACGGGCGATATTTCATTTAATACACAATCTACTATTTCTGCAAACACATCAAGAGCCACTGAATAGCTTTCAAGCTCTTTGTATACCGTGGTACCGTTATTAAGCCTATATACGCCCACGGGATACAAGACCTTAAGCATATTTATTAAACTGCCCGGCATAATACCTACGCTCCTTCTACTCTCGGAACTACGAATATCAGACCGGGCCACGCTATATGGTCAGGGCTTATGTATACATCAGATGTTCTTGAGTCAATAAAGTAAAAATTGTCAACGCCCTCTGTATGTGTAATAAACTCTGCAACACTCGATCTGTAAAAATTCTCGCCTGCATTAAGCTGAGCAAAGTAATTATTTATAGACTGTATTACAGCATTTTTTACGGTATTAAAGCTGTAACCTTTCTTCACCTGCAAATACAAAAAGACATCAACGTTTTGTTTGGTAAGACTGCCAACCTGAATATCGACGTTTACCTCTCTGAGCTCGCTTAATCTTTCTTCCACAGTATTAATAAGACTCTCCGAGGGCTCGCCGTCAGGCGACATAATAAACACATCTACCGTTCCAACTCCTCTGTTACGTGGTATAACGCCTGCGGCGCATACACCGTCAACGTCCATAGCGGACTTTATGTAGTAAGCCTTATTTGTACCGTTAGATATATTTATAAAGCTGTCAATAATACGTTTTCTCAGCAGTTCGTCTGTTTCTTCGTCAAAGCCGCCGAACATAGCTGCTTCGTTTGTAACACGTTCTATGCCTGCAATCGGCGTAACAAGCACTGTGACCTCGCCTATGTCTGCATTACCGCCCTCACCTGGCTGAGTTGCTTCAACATGACACACGAGTCCTACACTGCCGGCTTCGATCACGTTTTCTTCTGTGGTGACGTATCGCCACGGAGCATCACCTCTTACAGATACAGCCGTTCCCTGCGGTATAACTATATCATGCGCAAAAACCGTTTCCGTATAAAATGTAACGGTACCCTGTGCTTTTACGCCGTGTTTTCTTGATATTCCTCTTTGACTTGCATGTATGTCGAGAAACTCCCCCACCGCACTTGACGGAAACATCTGATTTTTCAAGAATTCAAGCTTTACTTCAGATGAAAATATTTCTCCCGCAAGAATTTCCATTCTTACACCGATATCCGACGCACGATCAGGCAAAGTGCCTGTGCGTTCTTCATACTTATCAAACATTCTTTTTAGTATAACGTCATAACTATCCATTTATTATCACCTCGGCAAAACGGCTTTCACCGTTAAAAATGATCTCGACAGACAAGCGAACTCTTCCTTCGGCTTTTTCTACATTTACACTGCCTAAAGAGATCTCTCTTTGCTGCGACAACGCTTCTTCGCAAAAAAGTCTTGCGCAGCCTTCAATATCTGCATTTTCAAGCAAATAATCGTGATCGCTGCCTAAGCTTCTGTCGTAAATAAAGCTGCCCTTTTTTGTAGCCAGCAAAAAGCTTGCTCTCTGACAGGCTTCGTCTGCCGAACGAATAACAAACGGATAACCTCTGCTGTCTGTTTCAAAATCGCCGTTATTGATCAGAGTATCCATTGTTTGTCACCTCCGCAGTACTGTTTCCTTCAAACACAGTACCGTTTATTATTACATCACCGTTATTTTTAAGCACAATGCTTGCACCGCCTAATGAGTACAGCATAAGCTCTCCGGGTTGAAGCTGCGAAAAGTCTTTAACTATCACGCCTCCGATAACGGTGTTGTTTTCAAGCGGTACAGCCAATACAATTGTACCCTCCGGCGGAACACCCGCAACGCCGTAAGGCATTAACAGCGGTACATTCTCGCTGCCGTTCGTACAAATACTTTCGCTGTTTGCCGACTGAACCGCTGCGGCATAAGGTTTTTTGTCTGAAGAAACAGCATTAACATTTTTAGGGATCCACATTTTTTTCGCCACCTCTTTTTAGCAAAAGCCTTGTGCTTTGCCCCTTTTCATTTTCTCTGTATTTAACGGCATAAACAACAAGCTTTTCTTCCCTGCAATTATCATGATCTACTTCTGCACTCATTCCCAGAACATTTATTAATACTTTCGGCACTTTAACCGTAACGCTGAAAGCATTTCTTTTTGCATTTGACATAATATTGTCTGCGTCACTTAAAGTACCTGTTTTACTGTTCAACAGGTTTAGAAATCTTTCCCTTATGATACCACGATAAACGCTGTTTTTATCTGTCACATTTGCGCAAAAGCCGTGAGCGTCATATACATGTATACTTGAATACACAGCACATCTTTTATTGATGACCGTAACAGAAGCAGTCGGAATACCATATCTGTTATCAAAAACAAGAGTACCCTTACTATCGAACACATTATGACAAAGCTCACCTTTGTGATCGACTCTCGGTATAGTACCAAGAAATTCATCACAATACTTTTCTATCGCCTTATAGTGACTGCACCCCTTAGGCAGTTTCAGCAAACCTCTTGACGACAAGCCTTTATTATCAGCGGTACTCCGGTTTAAAGAGATACCAAAAGGTTTTGCGTGCCTTTCGTACAGAATTGAAAATGACGGATTTTTATACGTCTGTACAATACATTCGTTATCAATAAGCAAAGCAGCCATACTTCTTGCAAATACTCTTATATACTCGCCGTTCTCGTTTGTTTC